CGAAAACCAAGCTCCTTCAACTTTGTGCATGTTCCAGTATTTTTGGTTCGCCATGTACTTGTCAAAATTCTGATCACCCCGCATGCCTTGGTCAGTTGCGTAGTCTGTAATGTTTGATCCAGCGTAAACTTTTTCAAGCGCGGCCTCCCCCTCTGCGGCTGTCTTAGGAGAAATGTTGCCACTGATAAGATGCTTGTTTACGGGACCATACTGACCGGACTGAAGTGCTTGCTGTATCGTCATATGGCGCATCGCTGCGTAATTGAATAATTGCTCCATGTTGGATTGAATGCCGCCTTCGTGCTGCATCGCATCGATGGCAAATCTTTTTAACTGCGGATTGTTTTCCAATTCTTTCTTGAACCCGGCCCGTTGTTCAGCAAGAGTTCCAACCGGTCCGCTGTCGCCAAGATCGCCGGTCGTCTCCGCCGGTCCGCCGCCACCCTTGCTCTGCGGGAACGACTGACCCGGCCCCGGCCCACTGCCACCCATACCGGGTATACCGCCAACACCACCGGCACCGGGCACACCGGCACCGGCAAAGCCTGAACCACCGGCACGGCCACCGCCCATCATGATGCCGTTATCATCCCATTTCTGGAACGTGTCGCGAATGTCTTTCAATAATTTATTGGAATCCTTTTCAGTTTCTTCTGTATCCTGCTGCAGCAATGTATCCCCCGGCTTCACCTCACCGGCCTGCACTTCCATGGACATCTGCTTCTTGATCCACTCCCACCAGCCACCGGACTGAGCAGGACCTTCCTTTTCCCATACCGGCTGCGCCGGTCTATCTGGGTCTGGCAGCACACCAATGCCCCTCAATACCTTGGTAGAAACAGTCCCGGTCGTGACTGGCTTTTCCTCTTCTCCTTCTTTGCTTTTGCCAAGCCACTTGCTCAAGAATTTGTCAATGGCATCAACACCAGCAGAAATTTTCTGAAACTCTTCTCCTGTCGTGGCCAACGTCGGCATGACATAGGTATTGAAAAAACTTCTAAACTTCTCCGCAAACTCTCTGGCCTTATCATTGAGCTTTAAAATTCCCTCACTACCGACCATCTTGTTAATGCCTTCGAGCATCGTATAGCTCATGTCGGTCCACAGGCTTGTCGTGATGGTGTCAAGGTTGACCATCGTCTTATGATATTCCTTGGCTTTATCATCATTGAATTTCCACGGTTCAATCAAGCCTTTCATTCCAACAATGCCAGCTTCAAACGCTGCCTTGGAGTATCCCGTGACGGTGGGCAGCCATGCCTTGAAGCGTTCACCGCCGTGATTGTAGGCCTCCTGCAATACGTTCAATGCTTCTTGCTGCTTGCCAGCGTTCATCAGCAAGCGCACTTGCTCAGCCAGTGCCGGACTGGACGCTTGCAATGAACGATAGAACGAAGACGTTTCCTGCAGAGCAAGAACCTCCTGCAGCTTAGCACCGATGCTGGCAATGCCACTGCCAGCTTCACTTGCATCAATACCAGCAGCAGACAATTGCACTCGCAAGTTCTTGACGCTATCAACGGTGAAGCCGGTATTAGTTGCAAAGTTCTTGATCCGCAGCTCACCAACGGCAAACGCATCAAGCGCCTTGGCCACGCCAGCAAAACTGAGCGCCAGCCCACCAGCACCCATCAATGTTCTAGCCAGCCCTGCCGCAGCCTGATCCATTGCCTTGAGTGGACCGCGCGTATAATGCTGAACAGTCTGACCAAACTTTTCAAATTCTTTTGTGAAATTGCTGGTGCCCTTACCACCAGATTCATTGAGACTGGTAATCTTGGTCTTTAAATTGTCAACCTCTTTGCCAAGCTGGCCAAAGAACGCCAGCATTTCTTCTGGATTGAAATTACTATCTGGCATCGTTTACTCGTAAGCCATTTGATTATTGCGATTGAGCTTCAATGTTTTGAAAGCTCCATCTGCATCAGCGTTGGTACTCACGCCGGGTGGCACGTTGTTCATATTGACATTGATATTGGCAGAAGCATTCGTAGGCCAGCCGCTCTGCGTGGTCAGTGACTTGTCAACAACTGACCGCTGATTGCCTTTTGCAGCCTCCACCGCTGCCACAGCTTCCGCACCGGCGAAGCGCAGATCAATATCCTTGATGCTGCGCTTGCCGTGACTGTAGCCGTATTGATCAACCATGTCCACGGTGCCGGTCTTAGGATCATACGTGCCGGGGACAATGGTCATGACGTGTCCGCCGGTTTGACCGGGTGCCAGAATTTGTCCCTGCGTACCGCCGTAGCGACCGTGCCAGTACGTGCCCACCATGCTGCCAAACGTACGGCCCGGAGCATTGATATCATTCGGGTCTTTAATTCCTTCGCCCCACTTGTGCCATGACGTGGCAATGGCTCCGCCCGGTGGCGGTTTGAATCCTGCGGACTTCACATAACCGCTGGCGACAATGCCGCAGGCAGGGCCACTCATCTTGTAACCCTTCTGCGCGAACAAGCGCTGCAGCCCAGCAACGTCACCGGCACGCCCGAGCATCTCCGCTTGCTTCATCGTTTCAGCATCTATCTTCTTGCCGCCTTCATCATTCAGTCCGGCTGGACTACCGGCAGATTGCGCACCAGTGCCACCGCCTGCTCCGCCAGTACCGCCAGTACCGCCGACGCCACTGTCACTGACGACATTCCCGCCAGTTAATTGGTCATCCCATTTCTGAATGATATCGCGCATGTCTTGAAGAGACTTTTTAGAATCTTCTTCAGTATCTTGTTTCAACAAAGTAGAACCCGGCTCTAATTCACCTGCGTGAGCCTCTGTGCTGAATTGTTTGCCCAGCCATTCATAAAGCTTGATCATCCCTTGCATCGGTCCAACGCCAGCACCGCTCTTGGCAGTATAGCCTGAAATCCCTTCTGGCTTCTTCTGCATCTCTGTTACAATTTTACCCGGATCAATATCGTTCAGATGATGCCTTTCAATAAAATCAATAATCGCTTTGGCTTCTTGATACGTTGTTTTCAAAGTGTCCATAACAGGACCATCAAAATACTTCTTAAAATCATCAGCAAACTTGCGCGCTTTATTATTCAAATCATCAAGCCCCGTAGAGCCGGTCAATTTAACAATGCCCTCCAGCATCGTATAAGACATTGACTTCCATGTACTCTCAAATATAGTTTCAAGATTGACCATCGTCTTGTGATATTCTAAGGCAGCTTCCTTGGCAAATTTCCAAGGTTCAATCAAACCCTTCATACCATATTTTTGCGCTTCCCATGCTGCTCTGGAAACTCCAGTTACGGTAGGCAGCCACGCTTTGAATCTTTCGCCACCGTTATTGTAGGCTTCTTGAAGAACGTTCATCGCTTCCTGCTGCTTGCCAGCGTTCATCAATTGACGAACCTGTTCAGCGAGCGCAGGGCTACTGGCTTGCAATGATCTATAAAACCCGGAGGTCTCCTGCAGCGCCAAGACTTCCTGCAGCTTGGCACCGATGCTGGCAATACCTTGACTGGCTTCATTGGCGCTGAGACCAGCCGCAGACAATTGCAGCCGCATCTTCTTCAAGCCTTCGGTGGCAAAGCCTGTATTGATGGCAAAGTTTCTAGTCTGTAATGCACCGACAGCAAACGAGTCCAGAGATTTCGCAGCGCCAACAAACATGGCAATGAGACCACCGGCACCACCGATCGTCCCGAGCAGACCTTTGGATGCTTCCTCCATGCCGCGCATCGCGCCGCGCGTATGCCGCTGAATTGACTGACCAAACCTTTCGGTCTCATCAGTCACCTTCTTCATTGCATTGCCAGCCTCATTGAGGCCGACAACCTTTGCCTTGAAAGTATCTATCTCTTTTCCCATCTGGCCAAAGAAGGCCAGCATTTCTTGGGAATCAAAATCTTCAGGCATTATCGTTGTCCACTGGTCGCAATACCTCTTCCAGTTTCGTCGTCCATTTCATATGCCGCATTATTTCAGAAAACGGCATATCCAAAAACTCGCGCGGATTGCGCCCATAGTATTTGGCCAGACGATAGCAATCCAAGATGAAGTTGTCTTCTACATCTCTGGAATAAAAAAACGGTGCGCCAGTGCCAAGGCTGCGTACCCCCAATCTTTTGGATGCATCGCCTTGATTGCAGAGGGTGGCACTCCCGCAAGCCGAGACATCATGGCGAACATAGCCTTCGTCTCAAACGTCATCTTTGGCTGCTCACCTGACAGGAAGTCAATCATGACAGGTGTGCCGCAGATTTCAATGTCGCCTGCAGTTGGCTCGCGGAATTTCAACTCCCTGACTTCTTCGCCGTGCGCAATAACTGCCTTGCGCAACGGGATCACCAGCTCGGTCAACTCAACACCATTGACCTTCTTCGCCTCTTCGGCTTTGCTTGGCGCAGCCTGTTCTGTTTCATCTACCATTTACTGTATCTCGTCGCAGCTAATGCCTTCCCACTTGACCCGGACCAACCCGTCACGGGCGTTGATAGCAAGGGCCGATACACACCAGCCCTCGCGCAGCACATAAGTTGAATTGTTTGCAAGCTCAGCCGTCACTGTTACGTTCACCTGAGCTTCAAAGTCTTCAACTGACAAACCCGGCACCGTACTCACATCGCCCTCAATGGAGGGCACGCGAGGGAGTTCGGAATATCCGTGAATATAATCTTGGCCAGCTAGACCAGCCCGCTCAATCACTGATGGGGTAATCGTGAAATTTCCCCGCAGTGGATATTGATTGCCGTCCACCTTGAGATAGGCAATCCCAGCTATTCTTTGCGCCATAGTCTTGTCCTTTCACAAGATGGAATTATGCCGCGACAACAGTGTCGAGGCCGCGATCATACTGCAGTCTGAACTGAGCAAGGACTGCGAAGACTCGGAGTTGGTTCACCAAATCTGGCGGATAGAGGACGTTGACGCGATTTGGATCATTCGGATCGCGTTCAACAATCAAGTTGGCTTTGAACGCTTTGCCGTTCTCAACCAGACCATTGAACTCATCAATGCGATACTGCGCAACCAATTCCGCCTTGATGATCTTTGGCGTGACGATTGCCTGTCCAGAACCGAATCGAGTTCCATCGTCCGCGAGTTTGTGACGTGGATATTTGCTGGTGATGGCTTGCCGCTGATTGCGTAGCAACTTAGCCAGCGTCGCCAGCGTCGTCACCAGCTCATAGGCGTCGTCACTGTTGCCATACAGGTTCTTCTGGTACGTCGTGTTTTCACGCATGACCATTGGCACGTCAACAGGCGTGCGCTGCGTGGCAATGCCAACAAAGGATAGCCCATTCAACTCCGAAAGCAGGAATCGATTGTGCGACAATGCTGGCAGACAGTTTGCGAGCGACAATGTCTGCAGCGGACGAGCCGGGTCATTGACCAGTGCGCGTGCCGCCTTCGCGGTGTAGGCTGCAGCCCATTCATAAGTCGGCGTTGGACTACCAACCTCAACACCCATCACAGACATCTGCGCGCTGTTGCGTGTTTCCCCAAACAGAAGCAGATCAGAATAGATGCCACGCTTGGCGTTAAACAGATGTCCATAATGTTGTCTGATGAAACCCCACCTCCCGGTGTCGCTGAAACCAAACTCCGTTTCCCATGCCAGCATGGACGTGCTGTCCGTGAACGGCATGCAGACGTAGTCAATTTCAGTTTCACCAAGCGCACTGATGGCATTCGTAAACACGGGATCACCGACGCCACCTGTCAACTGCGTGTAGGTCAGCTTCACACCCTGCGGCAATTGCTCACCGCCGACGGTGCCGTAATAGCTGTCCGACATCACGATGTCATTGCCCGGTGTGCCTTTGTATTTGGCCGTCACAGTCACGGTGCCAGTTGTAACTGTAGCAATTACAGGCAAACTCGGATTAGCATTGATCGCAGCTTCAATTGAAGCCGCAACAATGTCCACGGTGTCAGTGGCACCGACATAGACAGGCACATTGCGGCCTGCGATATACAGGTCAATTGAACCCGCTGCAGTCGGTGCCGTCGTTACCACAATCGAGCCTGTCGCAGCCGCACCAGTTGGCTCAGCCAGCGGCAATCCCCAGACTTCATTCGCCCAATTGTTGGCGAAGAAAGTGCTGAACATATTTGCCAGCATGGAGCCTTGCCCGAACATTGCATCAGCCTGCGCCTGCGAAGCACAGGCGATCGGCACATCATGAATTGCAGTACCGGTCGATGTCATGATGCCAACAAGCAAAGAACGACCCGGCGTCAAACCGAGGCCAGCCATCGAAGGATCCAATTCGACCCAATAGAGTGGCATCCTCCAATTCGACGGGATTTGATTAAAGCTAACGGGCATGCTGCCCTCCTTTGGTACTTGTGAACCTATTCAGACTTGCGCGAAAATTTCGTCTTCTCTTGCTTCTGCGGATCGCCACCCTCGTGCTTTGTCATCTGCGGATCGCCGCCGCCCTCAGGAGTGATATCACCATCCCTGATGCGTCGTTGCGTGAAGGAATCATCAGGCCAGTCTACTAGCCCTTCCGCACGAAACTTACCCGCCGTTGGATGCGCAAGCACACGGCGAATGTCATCATTCTTCGGGAACACTTTCATCAGTCTTCTCCTTTTCTACAGGCAAGTCCCATTCAGCGACAACCTGCTGAATTTGAGTAGTGTCTGTGTCGAGTGGATATTTGGTTTCAAAATGCATCTTAGCAAAGACATTGTCCACGACGGGTGGAAAGTCAATCACGCCAAGATCGCAAATCAAAGTGAACCTGCTCTCAGCAATCGGGATGGCATTGTCCGCGCCAGCCGCCCCGAATTGATGTGTGCGATTACCGCGTGTGTATGCCTGTATCTTGGCCTTCGGATTCAAATACAAGGTCGGGTCTGTAAACAGACGATCCATGACCAGTGTCCAAGCAAGGTCAAGTGTAAGCTCCGCAGCAGCTCCGTCATTATTCTGCACGACAACGGAAAAACCATACGTTGCTGAAGAATGGAAACGAGGCTCACCGTCATTTGGATCGCCTTCCGGTGACAAGTCTTCACTGATGAAATAGACGCCAAGGAACGGGATCAATTCAGGCTGTATCTGTTCAGCTTTGTTCGTACCGAACTTGAACGTCTTGAAAAACGGCATCGTCTTCAAACGCGCCATCATCTCATCGCGTACAATCATGGCGTAACTGCTCGCTGTCATGGCGTTGGCAACGGCGGCACAATGTGACGCAATGTCAAAGTAGTTTCACCGCCGCCATCCGGGTCACTATCCATCACTTCAAATTGCCCTTCGGCTGGTATCGTACCCTCAGCCGGTATGTCAACCAAGTCACCTTGCAACGGCTGCACGGCAATTTCAGCGTCGCGTATGTCCAGTATGACGCGCGTGTCGGAAAGAATAATGCCTTCCATCGTGGTAACGTCAAAAGCTTCCGTTTCAAGGATACCACGCGTGACGTAAGGCTGACCACCGGGCTGGCTTTTCACTGGCGTGATAGTAACCTGCCGCCCAAATGTATTCTGCGCATGCACCAGCACTGTTTCAGAAAAGTTAAACGCCATGCTACCTCCTGAAAATTCTCTTCGCCATCCTGCGCCCGCGCAACCTAGCCTGCCTGCGCAACTTGCGACGCCGCTTGGTCTTGCGACCAATCGTCTTGCCCTTGGTCTGTAAATAGGTCGGGACGTAAGGCAGACGACCCGGTATCCACTTGCCGATTGCATTGCGTGGCTGACTGCGCCAGTCGTGCCGCCAGTGATTGTCAAGCCAGTCATCTCTACCCTTGGCCCACTCACTGCGACCCCACGCAGACTTTGATCTCCAGTTACCGCGCTTCTTGCCAAGAACCTGTTTCTGCAAAGTCCTTATAAAGTCTGTCTTGACTTTAAAAGGATTGAATTGATCTAAATTAAATGACTTCGGCTGCAGCTTACGTAAATCACTCAAGGCTCCAAATGGAGTACCGGGGACGCCCAATTGCTGCAGCAAGAACTCACCGCCCATGGCCTCCAGTTTCTTCAACGCTATCTGTTCAAGGCCACCGCCAGCAACCAAGGAAGAAATCATCTTGGCGATGTAGCCGACCGCAACCATCAGGCCGTCAAGCGCGTGAAGCGCATGAGCAAATCTTTGGCGGCACGCTGCGCAGGCGTACCAGTCGCAGCACCACCGCTGCTCGATGAACTTGATTTGGCGTTTGGATCAAAATACATGATCCGACTTTCCTTATGCGTGATTGACCGGATCGTACTGTCACCACGGATCGTGCTGTAATACGCGTCATGCGTAATCAGCATCACTGCTTGGCGCAATGCGGGCGGCACCTCCTGCGGCACCGCATAGCCACCGGAATATGTCACGACCACGGACTCGGACCACAGATTGCCGTTGAATAAAGAAAGCTTGCCGGACTCGCCGTCAACGTCATATTCCGCTGTAGCATTATCAACCTCAACGGAAACGATATCATCCAACTTTATTGGCCAGCGTGACAGATACAATTTCGTGATTGGATTTTCAATTTCACGGAACGTTTCAATCACCTGCTCTTTTGGGAACACCCTGCTGCACAGCGTCCCAACCTCATCGCTGGCGCGCAGGATTATAAACTTGAGCAGCTCGTCTTGGTCAGTGCTTGCCGTCGGTATGCGTAACGCCACCTTGGCCTCATACAACGTGACCAAGGCGGTGTCCGGTGCAGGCTTGAGGACTGTAATGCTAGAGTGCATTGCCAGCCTCCTCTTGGAATTGTGCGAACAGTTCGCGCAGTGGCAAAGGCGGACCCAAGGTGCCACTACTCATGATGGGATATGCCTCATAAGTCTTAGTGCGAATATCCCATCCAACAATTGCCTGAGCAGCCTGACCAATATCCCCCTTCGAACCTTGCGCGCCACGCTCGCCGGGTTTGCCGGTGCGGCCAATACCGGGACCGGACTTCCAACCCGCGCCGGGGCAAGCGCCGGGGTCATCATACTTGGCAACGAACCATTTGCTGTCAAGCGTCACCACGTCTAGCGCCTTGTATTTGGCCTGCGGATCAAACGTGTCACGGATGGTGAATGACTTACCGTCCTCACCGTCGCGGCCATCCTTGCCGTCAGTGCCCGGTGCGGCAAGGCACAGCCAGTCATTCGTACCGGGAGTTTTACCGGTGTCTTTCAGCGCCTGATACAATCCGCCATTGTGCGTGACAACGTCACTCTCGTAGCTAACTGAACCTTCAATCCACTTGATGACTTTAGGCAGCTTGCCTACTGCGCCGGGTTCTCCGCGCTCACCACTGGCTCCGGTGATGCCGGTGTCTCCTTTTTCACCGCGCGCACCCGCTTCACCTTTGTCACCCTGCGGACCTTGTGGTCCTACTTCCCCACGATCACCTTTCTCGCCCATTGAGCCAGTCTCGCCGCGCGCTCCCTCAATTCCTTGCAAGCCCTGCAGCCCTGCCTCACCACGTAAGCCGGTTTCCCCGGCTGGA